ACTAGCGGAGTTAGATACTTTGCTAGAAGAAGTAAATACGCTTCGTAAAGAAGAAGAGTTGGCTGATGAACAACCGGAGTTAGAGGAAATGGAAATGTCCGATAGCGAAGAAGAACTAGAAAGCCAAGATGAAACAGAAGAAGAGGAGATGGAATATGAGGATTTTGAAGAAACCGATAAGGCTTACTTGAGAACTCTTGATGGTGCAGGTAATCAAATTGGAGAACCTGCTGACCGTGTAGTAATTAACAACGGTAAGCCAACTTCAAGCGACATGCCGGTTGTAAAGGCATTTACCAATGGAGAGTTTGATACTCTTGATTTGTCAAATGCTAACATCGAGAAGGCTTACGAGGCTTTCCGACAAGAGCAACTAGAAACACTTGCTTATGACAACCTAAAGAAGTCATTCCAAGCAAGATTCAATACAGAAGTTTCTTCAAGAGAAAACACAATCGCAAAGCAAAACTATGATGCACAAAGCGAGATTACTTCTCTTAAGAATGAATTTACACAACTAAGGAAGTCTTTGACTGCTGAAAAAGAAACTATTCTAAAGGCACAAGAAGAATCCGCAGTACAACTCCCAAGTATGGATGAAATGGCTAACATGGATTGGTCGGACATTCACAAGATGGTAGGAGGAATTTAAGATGACAGGATATATTAATACAATCGCAGACTTAGAAGCAAGCACATATGGAATAAACAATCTACCTGCCGGTAACGCTCTTTTGAAGCAAGCCGGTGCTATTGGTGGAATACACACAGGACACGATGGTTCTCCGGCATTTTCCGGTAGTGCTGTTAGTGATGTATCAGCACTATACAATATTGTTTACGGACAAAAAGTATGGTCAATGTTGAATAGAGAAGTTAATGCTCTTTCAATGATTTCAAAAAGACCTTACAGTTCTAGCGGATGGAGAGTTCTAAAGTCAAGACCTTCCGGTGGAAGCGGTAACTTGTTTACTGTTGATGCAAGCGGAACAGAAAACTTAGCAGAACTAGGTTCGGATAGTCCAAGAGCAGATATGATTGGTGGTGTACCGGAGAATGCGGCACTATCAACAGCACAAGACGGACTTGGCCCAATTGCACCAACTTACGCTCAACTAAACATGAGTCCTAAAGTAGTTGCACACCAATTTGACTTCAGTGAACTTGCTATGGAAATGGCACAAATTGATGATGGAATTGGCGATATTAGAGCGCAAATGCGTGAAGATATGGGTAAGCACCATGCTGAAGTACAAAACAAAATGTTGGTTATGCCACTAGAGCATTATGGTGAATCATCCGCTATGCCAAATATCGGAAACAACTATACTTCTCTAAACAAGGTTATTACATCAAGAGCAGAACTTCTCCTAATTGATGGTGGAGTTCTAGCAACTGATACAACTTCCGCTTCTAACGCACTAGGAAAAATCTATGGTACTGAAAGATTTACCGCAGCCTCTTTCCTTGATGCAACCATAGATTATGGGTCGGGATATGCAGCCGGAGATGTTCGTTCACTAACTCTAACTAGACTTAACGATATGATTAGAAACCTAAAGTTAGCCGGTGGTTCTCCAAAGGTTATTCTAACTGGATATGATACAATTCAAGCACTTGCTGATTTGTTACAAAGCCAAGAGAGATTTATGGACAGAAAAGAAATCGTACCAACAGTAAACGGTGTTAGAGGAACAAAGGGTCAAGAGATGGGCTTTAGAGTCGCTACTTATTATGACATTCCACTAATTCCAGTTAAGGATATGACCTTAACCGGCGGTGCTTCTAGTAAACTAAGCGATATGCTATTCCTTGATACAGACCATTTGTGGCTTTCAGTAATGAAACCTACACAATACTTTGAAGACGGAATCGCTAATGGTAATCCATTTGGTGTAGGAACTCTAGGAAACAGGGCTTTGTATCGAACAATTGGTGAAGTAGGGTGTTCCTTCTTCAAAGGTCAAGGAAAGATAACAAACATACAATGAGGAAATAAAAGGAGAGGATATATATGGCATTTGCGACAGTAATACATTTAGAAATGAATTTAGAAGGAAACAGAAAGATAGTTTGTGGTCAAACCACAACCGATAGCACAGACGGAAACATTGAGACTGGGCTTTCTCTAGTAGAAAGTTTGGTATTCACCCATAAGGGTTCAGCAGAAGAGGCAGCCACAGCAGTAGTTAATGCTGATTTGCCACTTTCAAGCGGTGATGTTGCCATTCATTGTGTAAGCGGTGATGTAGTTTACTTCCAAGCAATCGGGCAGTAGGTGATTTAATTGGCACAAGCACACACAACAACATTATTAGCAGACCATAAGGGCATTACTCGCCCTAAAGTTTGTGGTGATGAATACATGGTTGATGCAGTAGTCGATGTAACTTCACATGTTGAAGCCGGAGCAGTAATACCTGCTAGTGACTTTGGATTATCTACAATCCATTGTGCAACAGTATGCGGAATAGAAAGTGCAAACGGTATTTTTGCTAATGTTAGAACAACCAATGGAGGCGCATATGCGTCTACTACTAGTATTTCACTAATGTTTACATCATTAGATGGAACAAACGCTACAGTAGCAGCCGACGCTGACCCCGCTTGTGCAGTTAGACTGCGAGTTTGGGGAAATCTTTGAGGGATTTAATTGGTAACAGTTAGATTAACTGATGATTCTAAAATCGGAAGACTTAACATTACACCAAAGAAAGAAATTACAAGGAAAGATGAAGAAACCGTTTCAGTAAAATGGGCGGTTCTTCGTCTTTCCGACCCTAACTATTTCTTTGTGTTTGGTGAAGAAGACCGAGAAGAGTTATTATCATTGGATGAGAAGATTATAGGATTGGCAAGTAGAGAATTAAAGAAAGATTCTCTTAAGCCTACTGAATTGGTTGATGAACTACTTCCTAAGAAAGAAGTTATTCGTAAGAAACCAACTCCAAAACCTAAACCTAGACCTAAACCAAAGGCAAAAACTCCTTCAAAATCAAAGAAAGAGTAATCGCTACATTAAATAGGTGGGGGCTTTCTCCATCAAATGAACAGGTGATGATATGACGGGAATAGGCGGTTGTAGAAGTAGTGGAGTATTGGGCGCAAGCGCAATTGTGAGTAATGAAAATGCTAAGTTAGTTAGCATTCATGCAGCGATAACAATTGATTCTAATACGGCGGTGACAATTAAGGTATTTAATGGAACTGATAATAGCGGAACAGAAGTGGCTAGAATATATCATACGATAACAGGCCACTATAATTATGAATATGACATGCATGGGGTTTTATGCAGAAATGGAATATTTTTGGAAGTGACAGAAGCGGGTAGTTCAACTGCCAATGTTTCTGTTGAATTTAATTGAGGTTTTATTATGGCTGCACTAAATAACGATACAAGACTAGTTATGACTATCCTATTTGTAGGAACAGTAAGCGGAGCAAATGTATATTTTTACTCGGCTTATGGTTTAGATTTCCCATATGGGCCACTTGCTCATTCTGTTTTGTTTGGTCTTATTACAGTAGGTGGAATAATGGTAATGAAAGCATTATTCGACCTATCCTTAAATGATAAGATTGAGATAAAACTATTGGATAGGCAAATAGAAAACCACTTCCAAAGACTACAAAGAGAAGAACAGATTAGAAATAAACTACAAGAAAACATGAGACAATTTGGAACTCTTAAAAGAGATAGTTGGAGAAACAATGTAGTAGAAGAACCCACCGCTACCTTTGAGGACAATACTATCAGTAATGAGTTCTTAGCAACAATACAACAATAGGTTGTGATTGATTGGTCTTTGGAGACATAATGGGTTTTAGCGAATCCGACTATGTATATAACCAAAGCAGGGCGCATTCAGCAGATATGTTTTTCATTAAAATGAAAATGTATTTTTGGGGTGGTTGTTTAGGACTATCCGCTTTTTTGGTGGGTAATATAATGGGAGTCTTTGACATAAATATAATGGGATGGATTATAGCGAGGGCAAAAGATATTTGGGGGCATTAATTTGTGGAAAGATATTCTTAAAAATTATGTCTCTATTGCTAATCAACTGTTAAAAGATTTAAAATATTTTAAGCCTAAAATAGTAGGTTCAGTTGGTAAGAAAGAGAACCCAAAAGACATTGATTTACTGTTTCCTTTAGATGTAGATTGGGATAAGTTAAATAAAAAATTAAATGAGTTAGGTTGGAAATTAAGATATGCAGATGAAGATGAGTTTAACGGTGAAATTTTTTGGAACTATGAAAAGAAAATAGATGGAGAATTTGTCGGTTTAGATGTATTTATAGGTGAATAAAATGTCCATAATGACCGGCTTTGCTATCTTAGTAGGAGAAGCAATACTAGGCTTTTATAAAAGAGTTCATGCAATTAACTTTGGAGTTTATGGTTCTACAATGGTTGGTAAAACAACACTAAGTCATCAACTTAGAACAAGGGGCGAAGTTCCCACGATAAAGGATAGAACAGTTGGCTCACATAGAGCCACTAGAAAAAATATAAAAATTGATGGTGATTCTCATACTATTAGAAGTGCTGACTTGGGAGGAGAAGCAATCTATTGGAAAGAATGGGCTAAAGATATGCAAAGGCGCAGGGTTAAATATATTGTTTTTATGATAGACCATAGACACTTAGAC